TTAGAAAACAAGCTAGAATATGTAGAGGAAAGGACTTATAACGAAGTTATAGGGGAGATGCTTAAAGATACTGGTATTAAGACTAAAGTGATAAAGCAATATTTGCCTGTCATGAATAGACTTATTAACCAGTATCTGCAAGTACTTGATTTCTTTGTTGCATTCCATCTTGACGAGAACTTCAATGAGACCATCAGGTCAAGACATAGGGATTCATTTAACTATGCATCATTTTCTGAAGGCGAAAAGCAACGTATTGACTTGTCTTTACTCTTTACTTGGAGACAGATAGCTAAGATGAAGAACTCAGCGGCAACCAATCTACTTATCCTAGATGAAACCTTTGATAGTAGCTTAGATGTTGACGGAGTAGATAATCTAACCAAAATTCTTTCAACGCTAGAAGATGGAACCAATGTGTTTATTATATCTCACAAAGGCGATATCCTAGAGAATAAGTTTAGGTCAAAGATTGAATTCTTCAAACATAAAAACTTCTCTAAGATAGCTTAGTTATATACATATAACAAAATAATCTAAAAAAACTGAAATTAGTTGTTTACAGCAGGTGCAAAGCCTAGTATAATGTACTCTTAGAAATTAGAAAATTATCCGCTCTTAGCTCAACTGGATAGAGCAACAGCCTTCTAAGCTGTAGGTTTCAGGTTCAAGTCCTGAAGGGCGGGCCAAACAAAAGAAGGAATACCAAATGTTATATGTAGATTATTTAATTGAGATGAATGAGGACGGACTAATGTTCACTGATAAAGATAGTCCTCTGGAACCTAATCACCAATTAACTATGGATAAGGTTCCTTTTGAAGAAGGCGATGTATTTACTCTGATTGAGTTACCAGATGGCCGTTTATTATTTAAGAGAACATCTTGCCCTAGTCAGATGGAATTACAGTTTGAATAAAGCCTTTGTTACAAATGTGTTACATTTATGTTACAGTTGAGAAAAAACTTTAAAATAAATGAAAAAAACACTTTACTTTCTCCACAATGCGTAGTATAATGTACTAGTAAATTAAAAGAGAAACCTATATTATGATGAATTATGAAAAATCCCTCCTACCAAAACTCTTGGCTAAAGAGAACATTACCATTAGACATGGTAACTTCAACACTGCCTGGTTTGATATCAAGAACAGAACCCTAGGTCTTCCATTGTGGAAAGATATGGGTAAAGATGTTTATGACCTTCTAATCGGTCACGAGGTTGGACATGCAATAGAAACACCATATGAAGGTTGGCATGATAGTCCAGAGAAGTTAGAAGGATGTCCAAGAACTTATATCAATGTGATAGAAGATGCAAGGATTGAGAGAAAAATCCAATCAAGGTATCCAGGGCTTGTCAACTCTTTTAATAAAGGTTACAAGAAGTTATTGGAGAGAGAATTCTTCGGACCACTTGATGATGTAGATTATGACCAAGTCAAGCTTATTGATAAGATTAATCTTAAGACCAAACTCGGTTCACTTATAGAAGTACCATTCAATTCAGAAGAAATGGTTTACTTAACTAGAGCTAAAACTACTCAAACATTTGATGAAGTTGTTCAGTTAGTCAAAGACATTCTAAAGTTTACTCAAGATAATACTCCAGAGCTAATTCAACAGCCAGAACCTCAACCAGAAGATTCAGAACATCAAGATTCAGAAGATAATAACACTCAAGAAGATATGCCATCAGGTCATGATGATTATGAGAAAGAAGAGTCCGACGATGAGTCAACTCAAAGTAAGTCAGGTAATCAATCATCTGAAGAGTCAGAAGAAGGTGAAGAGTCTGATGACAATCAAACAGTAGCGGCTCAAGAACCAGAACATACAGCTGGTTCAGATGTTTCTATTACAGATAGTATCTATAGGTCAAAAGAAAAAGAACTAATAGAAACAGATAAGAATGGCAATCAGCCTATCATCATCAGTCAAACCTCTGCAGACAATATAGAAAAATCCATAGTAGATTTCAAAGAACTTTCTAAAGAGAGAGAAACAGAAATAAAAAGATGGGACGAACTTTACGGCGATAATTATTACGGTAATCAAGGCTGGCAAGAAACCATTTCAACTGGTTATGCATCATATATGAAACAACTTAAAAAGAATGTTCAACCAGCCGTTAGAGAATTCGAAATGAAAAAAGCGGCGACTCAATGGTCTAGGGCTACTGAAGCTAAGACTGGAAACATTAACGTAAACAAGTTATGGTCTTACAAGACAAACGATGATATCTTTCTCAAAGCTACTAAGTTACCAAATGCCAAATCCCACGGCATGGTTATGTTGGTAGACTATTCTGGGTCAATGTCAAGGTCAATGAAATATGTAATGGACCAAATCCTTCATACTATTATGTTCTGTAAGTCAGTCAACATTCCTTATGAAGTATATGCATTCACAACAGGCGGTTGGTACGGAGATGCAACACCTAGACAATATCAACCAGGTGACCTAGATATGGATGACCTAAGAATGCCACTCCTAGTATCTTCTGATATGAAGAAAGCTGACTTTATAAAGGCGACTCAGTTCTTATACTTAAGGACTACAGAACTAAGAGATTTGCCTAAAGCTCATTCAGAGAACTGGGGTTCAACACCTCTTAATCAAGCTCTAGTTGTCATGCATGATATCATCAAAAGATTCAGAGCTAAGAACAACATTGAGAAAATGAACTTTTTAACTTTCACTGATGGAGATGCTAACAGAATCCAAGTTCACGGTAATAGAGATTATAGAAACAAAACTAATGAAATAAGATTAATTGTTCAAGGTAAGTCTATCACCTCTGGTCTAACTTCTGCAACTGGTCTAACATCGGTCCTACTTAAAAATCTTAAGAAACAGTATAACACTAACAATCTAGGGTTCTTTATGGCTGATGATAATAGTGAGTGGAAGTATAGAATCAGTAATGCATACTGGGCTGAATCAAATCGTTCCGATAGTGAATCATATAGAAAGGAAAAGAACAAAGAGTATAATAAAAACAAATGTGTTGAAGTATCAAATGTTTTCGGATATGATACTTACTACATGGTCAAAGGTGGTAAAAACCTTAATACCGAAGAAGAAGACTTTGCAGTTGAGACAGAAGCCTCAGATGCTCAGATTAGAAATGCTTTTAAAAAGTACTCTAAGTCCAAAAAGACCAACAAGGTGCTTCTCACTAAATTCGGAGGAGCAGTGGCTTGAGTGTAACATATTTGATACACTTGCAAAAAAAGATGAAAATAAATGAATTATTTTCAACAAAACACTTTACATTCGCATAAATGCGTAGTATAATATACTAGTAAATTAAATAAATGGAGTAAACTATATTATGAATAAAATGAAAAAATCAACTCAAATAATCCTTGAAACTCTGGCTCAGAGGTTCCCAGACCAGACAGAGTTCAAGAGAGCCCAAATCAGTGATACAGCTGACTCATTGGGTTATTCAAGAAAAGACTTTTGGGACTTAATCGATGCAAAGATAAGAGTTAAACCTGGTGTTTATGACTTATCAGCTATGATTGTCCCAGTTACTAAAGAACCAATTACTGGTTTTTCAAACGTGGTTAAGATGCAATCAATAGTAAATGAAGAATCAAACTTTGCTAAAAAAGACTCAACCTTTGTCCCATGGGGTGCTTTTTCGGATGTGGTTAAAATCCTCAAGTCCGAAATGTTCTACCCAGTCTATGTATCTGGCCTATCAGGTAACGGTAAGACTTTCATGGTTGAACAAGCGGCTGCTAAACTAGGTAGAGAGTTCATCAGAGTTCAAATTAATCCTGAGACGGATGAGGACGACCTACTAGGTGGATTCAGACTTATCAATGGAGAAACAGTATTCTCTAAAGGACCAGTTCTCAAGGCTATGGAGAGAGGAGCTATTCTTCTTCTGGATGAGGTCGATAGAGCGACTAACAAGATTATGTGTCTACAAGGTATCCTAGAAGGAAAACCAGTACTAGTCAAAAAGACTGGTGAAGTAGTAGAACCAAGTCCAGGGTTCAATGTCATCGCAACAGCCAATACCAAAGGTAAGGGTTCAGAAGATGGCAGATTCACAGCCGCTTCTATTATAGATGATGCTTTCTTGGAGAGATTCACAGTTGCCATAGACCAAGCGTTCCCATCAATTTCTATTGAAAAGAAAATCGTGGCGAAACATATGGATAAGTTCGGTAAAACAGATGAAGAGTTTGCAGATAAACTTGTCACCTGGGCCGACATTATTAGAAAGACATTCTATGATGATGGAGTTGATGAAGTTATCTCAACCAGAAGGCTGTGTCACATAGTACAAACCTTTTCTATCTTTGATAACAAAATGAAGGCAATCGAATTATGTATTGCAAGATTTGATGATGATACTAAGGCCGCTTTCTTGGACTTATACACTAAAGTGGATTCTGGAGTAACATTCGAAACTGAGGAAACAAATGAAACAGCTTAAACCAGATTACAAATTTAATGAAGGGGCTCTTATTGAAGAGCTCCATGATTACATAGATTCAACCTATAATGCACATTATGGTCAAGGAGGACTTCAGTCAAGTGAAGTTATCATCGACCG